ATCGTAAGCAAATCAATCCATTTTTTCCGAAGGGTGGTGTAAAAAAAAATAATGTATATTTGTCGTATGCCAAATTTGAACAATAGAAGGTATCGGAGGTTTGAAAATCCTGTAAAACCAAATACTTACAAAGATTCAGCCGATAAGAAATTTTACGGTTCTGCAATCTGGAAGCGAATTAGGACTTTACAAAAAATACGGAAACCGATTTGCGAAGTTTGCGAAGCTAAAGGAATTATTACTGATTGTTCCGACGGAAACAATAACGGTATAGCGGATCACGCTATAAGATTATTGCAAGGTGGACACCCGTATGATGAACAAAATCTATTTACACTTTGTAAAAAATGTCATAACACAAAAAGCAACATGGAAGGTAGAGGCTTTTCACCCGGTAGAATGTCAAGTATTGATGGTTATTACCTTCCACAAAGCAAAGAGAACATTATTAAAGCTATTATAGCTAAAAAAGTAAATTAACATGAAAACACAAAAATTAAAAGATCTTCAAGGCACCTTAAAACCTAGTCGGGTTAAAAGAATTACTCCGCAACAAATAATTGCCTTAAATCCGTTTGATTTAACGGATGAAGAGCAAAATACAGTCGAATTGGTAAAAAGGCATTTAGAAAGTGCCGATGCTAGTTATAATGTTGATATAATTGCTATTAATATGTTAGCAAGATTGTTAACCGTTATTCAGCACGCAGCCAATAACATTTTAAAAAATGATGGTGTAGTCGTTTATCCAAATGGCACTCAACAAATATCACCAGAGTGGACGATGTTCAAACAGTCGGTTGAGATTTATAACGATATGTCTGACAGGTTTGGGTTAGACCCTAAGGCTCGTTTGAAGCTCGAATACTTTAACCGTGCTGACAAGAAGGAAGAAGATCCGATTATGAAGCTAATTAAAAACGCCTAATGTTTCAACTTGAAAATGAAAAGATAGGTGAATATGCAAGATTAGCTATACAAAGGCATTACGATGACTTAAAGAAGTCAGAAAGTAGTAATTACCCTTATTATTACGACCAAAAAGCAGCTGATACCTATATTTCCTTTATGAAAGTATGCAGGTTAACCAAAGGTGAGTATGCTGCTATGAATGTTAATGTTATGCCATGGCAGGAGTTCTTTTGGGCTATGATTTTTGGATGGAAGCGTAAAATTGATAAAAAACGTAGATTTCGGAAAGTTTACTTAGAAATATCAAGAAAAAACGCTAAAACTGAAACAGCAGCATTAACGGCCGTAGCTTGTTTTATACTTGACCAGGAAAAAGGAGCTGAAATTTACACAGCCGCAACCACTCGCGATCAGGCTCGTATATGCTGGGATGCTGCCAGGGTAATATTAGACTACCTAAAAAAAGATAGCAAGGCAGTAAATAAAATGGTGCAGGTTCGCGCTCACTCAATTTATAGCACTCAATCTAATTCAAAGATGGTGCCAGTATCTTCCGATGCCAAAACCTTAGATGGATTAAATCCACATGTGGCAATCATTGACGAAATGCACGCGCATCCCGATAGTTCTATCTTAGAAATTATGGAGTCGGGAATTGGAAGCCGAAGTCAACCATTAATCTTAATTACTACTACTGCAGGATTTAACAAAGAAAGTCCATGTTACCAATTACGAAAAGTTTGTTTAGATATAATTAAAGGACATAAACACGATGACGCGGTTTTTCCCCTTATATTTTCTTTAGATGAGGAGGATGATTGGCAAAATAGTGAAAATTGGGTAAAGTCTAATCCTTCTATGAATGTCACTATTGGTATGGGTTATTTACAAGACCAATATACAAAAGCCATAAATGAAGGCGCTGCAAAGCAAATTGGTTTTATGACTAAAAATCTTAACTACTGGACAAACACCCATGCTACATGGATAAATGAGAATATGTGGAATGAGTGCCAAATGGACATTAAGGATGAATTTTTATTGAAACGTCCAGCATTCGGAGGTTTGGATTTGGCTCAAACGGTAGATATAAGTGCGTTTTGTTTGTTTTTTCCAGAATTTGACGGCAAACCAGCGTTTTTGTTGTGGAAATACTGGATTCCTGAAGATAACGTAAAGGAAAGAAGCCTTAGAGATGGAGTGCCGTATATGGATTGGGCATTAAATGGAAGCATAAAGGTAACGAATGGTAATATAGTAGATAATGATGTTATAATCAATGATATTTACCTATTATACCAAAAATACAATATAAGAAGTTTGGCTTATGACCCATGGAGAGCAACCCACGTTGTAATTTCACTACAGGAAAGAGGGGTAAATGTTAAGCCATTCCCACAAAGTTTTCCTGAAATGAATACGCCTATTTGCGAATTTGAAAAAATGATAACAGGCAAAAAGATATTTCACAACGGAGATCCAGTTGCAAAATGGATGCTATCAAATGTGGCGTTGATTATTAATTCTACAGGCTTAGTAAAATTTGACAAAAGGAAATCTAATGAAAAAATAGATGGCATGGTTGCGGCTGCTATGGCTATTGGTGAGGCTATTGACCCAAAAAATAAAATTAATTTGGATTTTAATCTAATTATTGGATAAATTTTTTATTTGCTTAATAAATTTATTATATTCATCTTTGTAGTATGGAGTTTATAAATAAAATAGTAAAGTTTATAAAAAGAAGTAGAATTTCCAATTTAGGGCCCGCTAAAGATTGGAAATTATACCAAGAACTTTTTGGCACTAACCAAAGGCGCGTGTCTCATGAAACTTCATTATCTATTCCTGCTTACTTTAGGGCTTTATCTATTTTATCGGAGCAAATAGCAAGTTTACCATTTTCCATATATGAATTAAAATCAGATGGCAACGTGGTTGAAGCTATTAATCACCCAATGTATAGCTTAATCAAATATAGACCTTCAAAAAAATACGATACTTTTAGTTTTCGGGAAGCCATTGTTAGGCAAGCCGTAAACGGTTCAATGTCCACAAAATCGGGTAATGTTTTAATTATTCCTAATAGAAATCAGGCAGGTAATGTAATTGATTTGGTTTTGGTTGACGAACCGTGGGAAATGTACAAGATTAACGATGAATTTTACTATAAATTAGAATCTAACAATGAAATTTATAGTCAGTCTGAAGTTCTTCATATAAAATCATTTAGCGATAACGGATATTGGGGTAAAAGTTTGATTGAGGCAGGAAAAACTACTTTTTCTAGGGCATTACATGAAATTGATTACGGGAATGATGTTTACGCAAAAGGTACAAATCTATCTGGTACGGTTGAAACTGATATGATTTTAAATGAGGATCAATTAAACGCAATTAAAAAAGGTTGGGCAGATAAATATTCAGGGCCCAACAATCAACAAGGCGTAGCATTTCTACAAGCTGGTTTTAAATTTAAACCAGTATCTTCAAAATTAGATGCAGCCGATATTGACGCAAGAAAATTGACTATTGAAGATATTTCGAACCTTACTGGCGTTCCGGGTTTTCTTTTGTTAGGTCAAAATAATATTTCTGCAACAAACATAGAAATACTAAATAGAATATTTGTTCAATACACTTTAAGGGCTTGGACTAAAAGAATTGAAAATGAGTTTAACACAAAATTATTTCCACAAAAGGACTGGGGCAAATATTTTGTTAAGTTAGATTTAGATGAGTTGTATAGAGGCGATGTTATGGCTAGAGCAGAATTTTACACTAAACTTTATAATATTCGAGCGATTGCACCAAATGAAATAAGAAATCTTGAAGGATTTAATCCTTATGAAGGTGGAGACGTATTTGGCATGCCCCTAGCATCTAATAGTAAAGAAGTACCTAATCAAAATAATTAGCGATGCCTTATAAAACCTATCCTCAATCAGCTACTAATGCAGCAAAGAAAGCTTTAAAGCATAAAGAAGATAATGGCAGTAAGTGTGGTACATCTGTTGGTTGGAATAGAGCAAGGCAGTTAGCAAATAGAGAAGCATTGAGTGAAGATGAAGTAATTAGAACATATAGTTTTTTAAGTCGTGCAAAAGTTTATGACCAGGGCAAATATTTTGATGAGAATGAAAATGAAATTTGCGGCTCAATAATGTACGATGCCTGGGGAGGTTCAACAATGCTACCTTGGGCAGAAAAAACAGCTAATAAGATTATGGAAGACAGGTCAAATAATAATCAAATGGAAAGAAGATATTTTAATATCGAATTTAAAAGCGATATAGAAACTAGGGAAATAACTGGCATAGCTTCATCATTGAATAGAGCTTATGATATGGGTAGTTTTGATGAAGAAATAGATATGG